CGTATTTGCCGACTTCATCGTCTCCTTGATTTTCTCGGAAACAATGCCAAATCGGTTTCCGAGTTTCTCGAAAAAACTGCCGTAATTTACCCGTATTACTTCGAAAGCGAGCAGGTAAAGATTTTGTATTTCCCCGCAGAAAATGTCGTTTATAGCGTCTTCTGTGAGATATACGGTTTTCCCTTCGTTCGTCGTAAAAGCGACGTTGTTGTTTTCTGTTAAGAGTTGTCTCAACAGTTTTTCAACCGCCTCGCCAGACAACGAGTTGAAAGCCCCCGCAACAGCAGGGGCAATCTTCTCCAAGTCCGAGTCGAATATGCTTTTACCGTTTTCTCCCGTCCCAGCAAGAGCGCCGAGACCGCCAAGCAAAGGGGAAATAAGTTTTACAAGTTCACCCGAAACATAAGCGGCTTTGAACGCCTTAAAAGGGTAGATATAAAAATCTACCCCGCCGATATTTGCTTTTTTGGGTTCAGTCAATTTCATATTCTATTCTCCTATGGTTTTATTCCGAAATGGTGCCTTCCGAAGTTTCGAGCGTCCATTCACGGTTGTTGGTTTCCTTGCCGTATGCCCTCGAAGGTCCTTTCTGAACCCAAGCATAATCAGCCGAGAAAACGAGTCCGCCTTTAAGGTCTTTAATGAGTATCGGGAAAGTACCGTCGCCGTTAGCCTTGTCCTTTGCGTATTGTTCTTGCAAGAATTTGTTTGAATCCGCATACTGCAAAAGCGCAAGTTTTACGGAATACTGTCTGTTCGGGTCGATTGCCCTTATGACTTCTCCGTCGCAACCCGTTTTAGACGAAATGCCGTCGCCTTTTTCTTCGATAGTGATAAAACTATCGTCGGCGTAGCCCGACACAACGTGAGAACCGAGAGTGCAGATAATTTCTCTTGGATTGTAAGTTTTCATATTGTTTTACCTCCTTACTGAACGAGCGTTCCTTTAATCTCTACGAGATGAATTGCGCCCGAAAGCCTTGCTGTAAAGGTGCAAGCCTTCAAATTTCTTTCGGCCTTATCAGAGTCTGACACGGCGCTGATAGCGGGAACGGTAACGGTGTAACCCGAAATCGTATTTCCGTCTGCGTCATATTCATCCATACTCACAAGACCGTTAGCCTGCGCTTGTTTAAGCGAAGCAATCATTTGATTTTCGATAAGCGCAATGCCTGCCGAAGTAAAAGGAACTTTCGGGTTTTTGATAAACAGGTTATACACTCTGTTTTGGATGTCCCCTTGCAGCCAAGCCTTACCTCTTACTACGTCTATCCATTCGCCTTTCGTTGTCTTGCCGGGATAGGTAATAGACGCGCCTGCGCTTTCGATATAGTAGTTAAGCCCTTCCGTTTCTATGGAATCCCTTTCTGCGCCAGTCAACTCGGACGGGCTAATAAGATTAAGAGATTTATAAGCCCAAGTTTCTGCGCCCGCATTGTAAGTAAAGCATTTCGCCATTACAGCGATGTGCAAATACTTATTGTAGGTATTCCCCGTTCCCGTGCTGTCCTTAACGTACCAGCCGTGAGAATTAAGATAGGTTTTGCCGAGATTGTTTTTTACAGTACCGACCTCCGTAAAGCCAAGCAGTTTTTCGTTTGCTTCCGCCCAGCCTGCCGCCGCCGTTAAATCTTTTGCTTCAAGTCCTACGAGAGCGAATCCGTACCAACTCCCCGCCGTAGATGCCTTTTCAAGAACGGTCGCAAGCGCGTCTCCCGTCCCTAATGTAGCGATATACAAAGACGAAGCGCCGTTGCTGAACGCAACGTTTGCCGCGTTGTAAATTTCGCTATCTTCCGCAAACCCTGCCGTTACAAGTTCCGAAAGGGAACCGTATTCGGCAAAACTTGCAGGCGGATTATCTCCCGTCGGTTTTGCAACGACAAGGAGCAGTTTACTGAAACTGTCGCCTGCGATAGCGGACTTTGAAATCGAAATAGACACATTTATCAATTTGTCAATAATTTTCGACATAGTTTGTTATCCTCCTAACTGTTTCTGATAATTTGAATTTCCGACGGTTCAAGCGATTCCGTCTGTTTTTCTGCCAACTCTTTCGTGCCACCGCCGCTGGCTGTTGGCTCCCAGTTCCTGCGAGATATTCCCGCATATCCTGCCTGCGTTTGATTAAAGAATACGATATACTCTTGGAACGCCCTATATTCATAATCCTCATCCAAAACTTCCGATATGTCCTGTGCAGGACCATCCGCCTGCACACTTATATCGTGTTCGCGATAATAACTGTCTGCGTAATCCGATGTAAGGAACTTTGTAAGTTCCATTATATCGTCAAGAGCAGTATTTTCGGTTATTGTAATGCTTCCATCGCTATCAGAAATAACTCTTTTCTTTCCGTGAGTAAAGATTTGCACTTCTAACCGCGTTTTAGACTCGATATAGCCGATAGGAGCGTCGTTTTGCAGTTCTTTGTTGGTGTGGTTGGAAAACTCGATAGGTGCCAAATTTAACTGAATAAAGTCGCCTGATGGCTTTACCGCCCTTTTCTGTTTACTCCAACGAATCACCGTGTTCGGATAATAGGTTGCGATAATGTCAAACAGTACGTCCTTTAATTCAGATACCCTCATCGACTACATCCTCCGAACTGCCTTTTTTATCTACGCTCGGTTCAGTTTCGGCACTTTCGGGTACGCATACAAACGTAGACTTCCAGTGGCTTAAAGGCGTGTGTTCAAAGAACGACGAGGAAACGCACTCGTACCATTCGCCAGCATAGAACAGTCGGTCTGCCCTTTCGCCCGTTTTTACGTTTACCGTTTTTATCGGGAACTCCCCATAAGAAACAATACCTTTTGTCCTTCTCTTCCCTTGTTCAAGCGTTTGCAACTGCTTTTCGACAACAGATTGAACGTCAAGGCTTACAATCTTATCGGTATACGTTTCTTCACCGACGAACCCCTTTTTCGTTTTCTGCTTTTCATACGAACGCAGAGTGTATTTTTTCTTAAAAATGTTCATACCGCGACTCCTTATTTGTTTTTGATAACGAAGTTTACAGACTGCCGCATTGTGCCTGTATCTATAAGCGGTTTATCCGAGCCTTTTCTTTTAATTGTAGACGGAGCGTTGGGAACGAACTCGCCGTCCCTTATTTCCTTCTGTACAAGCCCTTTCTGAAACACGCCTATTGATTTAAGCATTTGCTCGGTTGTGGTTTTCCCTGATGACAGCAACTTCATTTGCGTTTTGCAAAAATTGTTAATCTTGTCTTCGTTCTTATCTACGCTATCACGCATAAAAGGTCGGGACGGAGTATTTGAAGTGCCAAGTTCGTTAAACATAGCAATATCGCATAGATCCGCCCCGTCTTTTTCTTGCTCGTCGCCTTGCTGATAACCAACCCTGACTTGCAGTTTTTTAAGTTGTTCGATTTCCTTAAAAAACCTCTTGCCTTCGGGTGTTAATTTATCGTAACCTGTCATTGCATTGCCGATGATAATATAGGGACAATCTTCGACCTGCGAATAGCAAGGAACTGCAAACCATAAACAGTAAGCGTATATTCCGAGTCTACTGCAAGCGTTCCGCCTTGTGAAACAGCAAAGCCGATAGACGCATCTCCTTCGGAGAACGAACTCACACGGAGCGCGTCATCGACTTTACCAAGCGAATTATCCCCATATCCCGCCATTTTCAACTTGTGGGCGGCTAAATATGCAAGAGCGTGATTGTAGGTATTCCCAAACCTATTTTTGCTTATAAAAGGTTTCGACAGTTCTATCCACTTTTCAACTTCACCGTCGCTTATGTCCGAAAACTCGGTAGCAACAAGCCTGAATATTTCAAGTGGCTCCATACTGCATTATTCCTTCGTTTCGTCGGCTTCGGGCTGAACAGCCTTCGCCTTTTTAGATTTAGGAGTTTTTGCGGTGTTCTCTGCCTCAACCGTTTCTTCGGTTTCCGCCGCTTTTACAGGCTCTTTCACGATAGTGATAAAGCCCATATCGACAAAAGTTTTCAAGGTCCCGTTCCCCGCAAACTTATTATCGACTTCTGCTTCCTGACCGGGGACAAGAACAGTGTCCCCGATTCCGATAATTTTACCCGATTTGTTGGCTATCTTCATAATGCGACCTCCTTAAATGCCTACGGCAATCAAAAGCGAAAGCGGGTAATAAATAACCGCGCCGCCCGTTCTTGCTTCGCAAGGTACCGTGATTTCAAGTCCCTTTGCCTGAATCGGGTACTGATAGTAAGGAAGCGGATGTTCGATAGTGAACTTTCTTGCGTCGATAGTACACATAACCGCAACGTTCTTGCTCTGCGCCGCATAGGGGTTGATTTCGGTGGATTCCTTACTTAACTCGGAAGCGCCGATAATGTTTTTGAGATACGGAGCGTTGTCCTGAATGTATTTCAAAACGCTGATGCCCGTGTGTTCGATACGCTTGTTGGCGAGTTCAACGTAAACATCGTCGGGGAGAATAAGGGTGTCGGGCTTTTCAACCCCTTTCGTAGTTCTCGTAACC